CAAGTATTCAGGTAGATCGCGTCAATTTTAGTAAACGCCACGGTGGCCTCCTTTCTTACAAATTAGCCAAAGACAGCGAGCCATAATACGTCGTGCCGCCGTCAAAAGTAATGAAGTTAAAAATATCAACCTTGCCAACCGTTGTTGTCAGGCTAGGGGTAGAATTATTAGGAAACTTTACAGAAGCAGGCCAAGTAGCCGTGTAGGAACCCGATCCGCCCTGTGTAATGGCAAGAAGGAAGTTAGATGTGGTTCCAGACGTAGCAGGGTTTGAGAACGTAACTGTCGTGCTACCGGTCAAAGTTATATTGAAAATGTTAGCCGTAGACATATCAACGGTGAAGGTGCCGGTGACGGTTGCGTTAGTCGTGGTTGTTTCGCGGTAGGCTGCAAACGTAGGCGTAGCCAAAACCCCGGAGCTGTTTAAATTAACAGACTTTTCAGCCGGGTAAGTTACAAATACATCCTTGGTACCCGCAGAGAAGGTAACCTTAGTTGTGCCGCCCGCACTGGAGGAAAGAACCGTATCACGCGAAAGCGTGGTACCTGACGACGTGTAGGTACCGATACCGACTTCCCATTCAGAACCACCGGCAATCGTGTAATAGGTAGTGTTCCCGTTACCGATAACTGAGAAGTTCTGAAAACCAGTAGGCGCAGTCCCGCTAAGGGTAACCGTGCCCTGACCAGTCGTAGTCGTAGTATCTTTTACGCGATCTGCGAGAACAAGCGCCATTTAGGCAATCCTGATGATAGCCGCCGCATTGGTAGCCGCCGGGAAGATGATGGTGAAATCACCAGCCGTGGAGGTCTTGTCCGAACCAAAGTCCAGCACGCACACAGCCGCATTGGTCAGGGTGGTGTTGGCGTTGGAGTTAGCGGACGGAGTGCTGTTATAGATCAGCGCACCGCGAGCCGTGATGGTCGCATTGGCAAAGGTAAGGTCGCTGAAATCCGTAAAGCCAGTACCCGTCGAAGCGGTGTTGTTGGACGTAACCACACCCAGATTGGACAGCGAGCCGCCACCAGCCGAGTAGTTAGTACCAGAAACTTCGTTCGAAGCTGTGTACGCCGTAGTATTGGCGTCGATAGAAGCCGAAGAAGTGTAAAGCGCCAGTTTGAAGGTGTCGCCACCAGTAGCGCGGAAGTCATGCACGGCCAAGAGAATCTCAGCCTTGAAGCTAGTGCACATCGCCTGCGTAATCGCCATGTAAGTCTCCTTAATTATCTAGAATTTTAACCAGCTCTGGGTAGCCAGCCTTGTTGAACTTACTAACCAGAGTCACGTTGTGAGCCCTAACGGCCTCATTCATGTAGTACACAAGCACAGAGCGAATGCTGTCTTTGAACGCTTCGGCCTGCTCACGGATAGCCGGGTGCGCATTACCCCCGACATAAATGATCTTATCCAGTGCCCGTTCAGCCAGCTCTTCGGGAGACGCACCACGCCCTTGGGTCGCCTGCACCATGACACTACCGATATTGCCGCTAATAACGTCAAACATATTACTGTCCCCTGTATTTCTCTAAGTAATCAGCCGCCGCTCTAAGCCGGGATACATCATCTTTAAAATGCCCAAGCCCCGTATTGCATGAGCCACAGAGAAGAGCCCTAACCTTACCTGTAATATGGCAGTGGTCTACGTAGAAGTATTTTCTATGTGCACTCGGGGTATCAGCACTACAGATAGCGCAAACACCATTTTGTGACGCCAACATCACGTCATAGTCTTCAGGGGTTAGGCCAAAATTAATTTTCAAATGCGACTTACGCACTACGACATGACGTTTTAGCGGAGCTCCGGCTTTACGATCTGCGATACGCGCAGCGCGTTCCTCAACAGTTTCGTTGCGTGCCCGGGCTTTGTAACTCAAAAATTTTTCTGGGTTATTCCGGTAGTATTGCTTGCCCTGTTCTGCCCGACAGGGCTTACAACGTGAGTGTAAACCCAACTTCGGGTGCTTATGAAATTCTGAATGAAATTTCACTTCTTCGCACATAGAACATTTTTTAGTTTCTTGCATCATCTAACAGGGTACCTCACCTGTTGAGTGCGGAAATTGTCTTCCCGATTTTTGCCTTCCGCCAGCGCCTTCAGTTGTGCCAGAGCTTCGTTGTACCGATTTTGGTACTGCGCCACTACGTCAGCTTCGCTCTTCATGTAAGTCGCGGCTTCCAACAAAGACCCGTAAAGCAGCACGGTGTCGAAGTTATCGCCCAACCACGACGTACCGGCAGTCACAATGGACGGCGGGTAGTAGAAGTAATGCAGTTCCATGTTGTAGTTGGCATCAGGGGTCGGACCAAGAATGTAGGAGTTCTGGTCAAACATGGCGTAGTGGGTGGGCTTGCCAGTGGTTGCCGGGTACGGGAACGCCTCACGGATGTAGTTAACATCCTTGTTCAGCAGGTATTCGTAACCACCAGTAACCGGGTCAATGACAGCCAAAGAGAAGTTAGCCAGCCAGTCAGACGGCACGCTCAGGTACATATTACCCGAGGAAGCATTACCCGTAACGTTCTTACGCAAGTCCAGAAGCTGTACGTTGTTATAGATACGGGTCTCAGCCTGCTCTATGAACGTATCAATCTGCTGGGTAGACGTAAGACCGCCAGACCCCTCCGTATCCGGGAAGTCGTTCTCAGTATAAGCCTTGATCGTACTGACAAGCGTGGCGTAGTTCATTTAGCCCATCTTCGTGCTGTGACCAGTGCCCTTCGTGGCCGCACCAGTGCCGCGTGTCTTCTGCGTCTGGGTGTTAGCGACGTTGTTGGGGTAGCCGCTGTTACCGTTGATCGGAACCGGCTTCGGTTTCCTGTAAATCTTCTCGGCCATGTTAAATTCCCGCCTTACGGACAGAGCGCACGGATTTCTTCTGGTTCGCCACCTTGGCGAGACCACGGCCCATATCCTTCATCTGCATATTGGTCTTGCCGCCCTTAGCCAACTTGGTCATCGGCTTACCCGGGTGCATATTCTTCTCGTGCTCGTGGACAGCGGCCTTAACCATGCCCTTATCCTGCTTAATATCGCTTTTAGCCATCTGGTACTCCTATGTAATTTGTATGGTCACTGTGCCTACCTGACCCTGCCCCAAAAGGGTATTTACAAGGCCAGACAGATTTAACGGATTATTCAACCCTACCGGGTCCCATCCCCACTGTATAACACGGCTACCACCAGAAGGCGTGCCAAAAGCATCCTCCGCGCTGGGGACCGGCGGGTTTACCGTCAGGATTTGCAGGCCAGTCAGACCGGCCTGAAGGTAGCTGTTATCCCGGCGTGGGTTGCGCAGGGCTTGGGGGTCGTCCACGGGGTACATACCCAGCTGGAGCTGGGGCTGGTCGGGTTCCCAGCAGGTGGGGCAGACCAGAATATTGACGTTTTTTGTCTTGATGACGAGCTGCCGGAGTTCCTTCAGCTTATATCTGAAGCCGCATCTATCGCACTCTGCAATAGCCTTTTTACCGGAAGCAAACCTATTGGGCATCTACGCCCCCTAGAAGAACATCTGGCGAGGGGCCAGACGGAGGGAGGCTTTCTCACGGTCCTCGTCGGCGGCAAGCTGCCACTGCTCGTCGTACATGGCCTTCAGCATAGACACCCGTTCAAGGGCATCTGGGATTTTCAGGGCCAGATAATAGGCCAATCCAGCCACCATGCAGGGCAGCATACGAAAGGGGATATCCTGCGTATCGACGCCATTTCCGGCGTCCTGAATACGGCGCAGCCGCCAGTATACGAAGGTGTAGTAGTTGCTCTGGTCGGGGCAGGGCCAGACGTTAATGTTCGGGTAGTCAATACCCGTAGCCACATCCGTACCCGCAGGTTGCCCACCCACCGGATACTTTGCACCTGACTGCCTGTTGATCCAGACCTGAATGGGACGGCCTTGGGTCAGCTTGTTGGGGATGGTAGCGTAAGTATCTACGCTAATACGGGTAATATTGATGTCGGTCTGGTTGATACCCGACTGCGTACGAATCACGTGGTCCAGCAGATCAATCGTGTCTGCAGGAAGGTTGTAGGTAACCGTCCCCTGAACCATGGGGATCGACCCCTGTTCAATAGTCCAGAGATTTATCCCCTTATTTGCCCACTCTATTGTCAACAGGTTCAAACTACGACGCGCTGTACGCAGGTCGTAACCAGTACGCAGCTCTACCCCGCACCGTTCGAAGGCTTCTTCGATCAGGTTATTTAGGTCGAGATTGAAGGTTGTAGTACCAGAAGTGGTCATCTGTACCTTGCCGTTTTACTGGCGATAGCCTTGGGTTGCTTAACGAACTGTTTACCTTTGGCAGTGCCTTCGCGCTTTGCCCTAGTAGTAGCAGCGTATTCAGCCGAAGAAAGGGACTGACGAGCCGCCTTGGGAAGATACCGTTCGCCTGTAGCCTTAGCCCCCTGCGTGGAGGGTTTCCCAGACTTAGTACCCCATTCTTCCTTAGTCCACTTGGACAGAGACTTCTGGGCTTCGGTCTTGGGACCCTTATACCCACCACCGGATTTCTTGTACCGCTGAGAAGCAAGCTGGGCTTTACGGGCAGACCATTGACCCGGTTTGCCGCCTTTGTCGCCAGCTTTTACACTGGCGACAACACGCTTCCACTTACTCTCGTCGGTACGAGCCATTACTTCTTCCTAAAACCCTTCAGCATCTCAGCGAAACGAGCCCGCTGACCAAGTTTACCGGGGGCCTTAGCAGCCTTAGCCAGTTTCTTAGCCGGGATAGGTTCGCCCTTCTTGGCACCAAGGCTGGCACGGAGAGCACCGGGCTTCTTGATAGCCTGCTGAATAAACTTACCACCCTTGGCCTTACGACGACTTTCAGGGACGTACGGCTTCCCATCGGGACCCTTGACCAGAGGCTGCTTACCCACGATGTCCTCATCGCTAGGCCCCAGACGCTTCATCGGGGCTTCTTTCTTCGGTTCAGCCTTCGGACGCGGGCGGTCCATAATGTCTCTAATCCGGCCAAAGGCGTCCTCAACCGAACCTGCCGCGTTATACTTCTTCACCTTGCCGCCCTTAGCGTACATTTCGACCTTATCCGGGTTGTCCTTCCGGGTGATGGTCTTAGCCTTGGGCATCTTGGAAGCCTTGACGGCACCCATACCACGGGAAGGTCTCATACCATACGCCCCTTGGTTTTACCGCGAACAGCGCAGCCGTCAGCACGCTTAGAAGCGGAGGACTTAACAGCGCCGCCTTTAGCTTTAACTTTGCCGCCCTTTTTGTACCCCAGCATACGCTCCCGGATAGCCCGTTGCCCCCTACGGAACTCTGCATCCTCAGGATCACCTGATAAGGCAGACCTAGTTGAGTCCCTGAGATCGCCATATCTTTCGCCAATATAGTCCGTAGCCTTACGAAGCGCACGGATAGGTTGGGAAGCGGCGTCTTGAACGCGCTTAATACGATTATATTCTTTAGTACCTACCTCACGCCCCGCAGCTTCGGCGGCAGACATACGGCTACCCTTGGACGAAGTAGAACTAAAGGGTTTTCCAGAATCTTCGTACAGATCGTAATCGCCTTCTTCTTCTAAGACTTTTTCTACGTCATCGGGAAACAAAGTACCCTTCTTATCCTTCAACATTTTTTCTACTGCGGCTTTCTGCCGAGGAGTTCTAAGGCTACCCATTACTTGCAGCCCTTCATACCGCCACGAGCCATGGCGATCTGCTTGCCCTTGGTCTTACCCTTCTTGGCAACGCCGTCAGCCGACTTGTGACCAGCGGCCAAACCACCACCAGCCATCTTCTTCATGCCACCCTTGGCGTACATTCCGCCCATGTTCATCTTCTTCATGTCAGTACCTTTCTTTGTTGTGAACTCACGCCCCACGGATTGCGGGACGCCTACCTTTTTTGCAAACGACGGGTTGTTCGCCACCGCCTGCATGAACTTTTCCTGCTTTGCGGACTTAGCAGGCATTACACCATCTTCCCACGAGTTTTACCCCGCTGCGCAATTCCGTCCGCACGCTTGGAAGTGGAGGTCTTTGTCTTCTTCTTGGCCTTGGCTTTCACCTTGCCACCCTTCTTGAACGGGGTCGGATTAGGAGCCATAGGTCCCCGGGTACCGTTATTCTGGGCAAAAGCCGGGGGGTTGGCGTTACCAAAACGAGCCTGCGGAGCCTGAGGAGCAGGGGGATACGCACCACCAGTACCACCACCCATAACCGGGTTCAGCTGGGACGCTCCGTAGTTTGGGCCAGAAGCCACGTTACCACCATCAGCGTACTTCCTGACCTTGTTAACTACCTTCTTAAACATTTCCTTAAGCCTTCTTAGAAATGGCATCTATTTTGGCCTCTAACCTAAGGATACCAGCGTCGAAGCGATCACCCAGCTTCTCCAGATCACGGCTGTATTCTTCACGTGTGATATGGTTCCTAGCGACTTCTTCGCGGGTCTTGTTCAGCAGGATACCCACCCGGTAAAGCTCATCGAGCTTGCCCTTAAGCATGACACCCATAGCCGCTACCACGGCGCTCAGGACGATGTTCCATACCATCATCTCCATATCAGCAGTTCCACGCCCTAAGGGATTTGTTGATCCTGCTGTTTGGGTCACTGGCAGTCTTCTTGCTGGTAAGCTTTTTCTTCATCCCTTTCATCCGGGCGCAGAATGAGTCCCTACGGGAGCCACCTTCGGGCTGCGGGCGCTTCAGGCCGGGTTTCCCGGGGTTGGCAGCATTGTAGGAAGCACGTCCCTTGGCGTTTAGACCGCCCTTGGGGTTCTTACCTTCTTTGCGTGTCCATGCCGGGGACTTAGCCATTAGATCATTTTACGCCGAGTTTTGCCCCGCTGAGCGCAGCCGTCAGCACGCTTAGAAGCGGAGGACTTAACAGAACCG